GGTGAGTATGGAAATTATGTATTGGATTCTGACATCTATGGGTCAGATGCTTTATTGCAGCATGCGGATGTAGTTATAGGTATAAATAAACCCTCTCTTAAAAAGATAAGACAGTATGGTCCTGATAGATATATAGTAAATGATGAAGACATGTTAGTCTTCCATTTTCTGAAATCTAGAAATGGTACCACAAGGATGAGCTTCTTTAAGCTAGATAGAACAACCATGAGGATTGAAGAGATAGCTACTCCAGCACAAGCTACAAAAAAAGTATCAATTTAAAATGTAAATAGAGTATGAGAAAAGAAAAAGAAAAAGAGTTTTTTGCAGAACACTTGGAGACATTTAGAGCTCACCACATTGCAGATCCTATCTTTCTTATCAAGACAGCTTACTTTGTAAAAGGTAAAGCAGAAAGGCAATTTCAGCTTTTTGCGTCTGAGATAACTAAGGCAACTGACATGTATATAGAGTTCTATGACAATGTAAAAGATGCAAATGGAGAATTAGCTGATATTGTACCATTTAATTCTGATAGACAATTATTTAAGTATAGGGTCAATCCTTATTATGAAGAAGAGTATGAAATGAAAGAAGGTGTAAACTATAAAGGTGAACCTTATAAACTTTATACTATTCCTGTAACTGAATTGCGTGCTGTTCTTAAAGATGGAACTGAGATACCTTATAATGTGTATCTGAAAAGAAAAGAATCTGGTGAACCTAAAAAGGAAGAGACTAAGTTACCAAGACTACAACAGTCTTTGTTTCCTGATTTTGAGGCTGAAGTTAGCTCTAAGTTAGAAGTAGAAGCTAATGTAGAAATTGCTGATGCACCTTTGACTGAAATCACTATTAGAGATTTTGCAGCAATTATGTTGATGAAACCTATTAGTGCTAAGCCTTGGTTGAATGATTTAGTAAAACAAACAAAAAGTGAGATATGAGTATAGTACTTCCAACAAGTAAAGTAAAGGCAAGTCAGGTTAATCCAAAGAGATTACTGATTTATTCAAAGCCAAAAACTGGTAAAACAACTGCATTTGCAGGATTAGAAAACAATCTGATTATAGATTTAGAAAATGGTTCTGATTATGTAGATGCTCTTAAGATTAAAGTTAGTAATCTTCAGGAGCTATTAGATGCCGGAAAAGCAATCAAAGAAGCAGGTAAACCCTATAAGTATGTTACTATAGATACTGTGACTGCATTAGAGTCTATGATTATGCCGCTTGCAATTAAGCTGTATAAGAATACTCCAATGGGTAAAAGTTTCAGTGGTGATACTGTTTCTACATTGCCAAATGGTGCAGGATATTTATATATCCGTGAAGCATTCTTCCAGGTTTTAGATTTTATTGATACCTTAGCACCCCACATTATTTTATCTGGTCACATTAAAGACAAGGTAGTTGATGATAAAGGTGATATGGTTATGTCTGCAAACATTGATTTGACAGGTAAAATCAAATCTTTAATCTGTGCAAATGCTGATGCAATTGGTTATATGTATAGAAAAGGAAACAAAACTATTTTAAGTTTCAAAACTAGTGAAGAAGTAACTTGCGGTGCAAGACCAGATCATTTGAGAAATCAAGAGATAGTAATTACAGATTCAGAGAGTGGAGTTTTAACAACTTCATGGGACAAAGTATTCATTAATAATTAAAATAAATAACAATGGGATTAAGTACAAAAGACCTAGTAACAAGTGGAGGCGGAGGGCTTCCTAAAACAATTTCACCAGGAAACAACAGACTAAAAATTAACAAGCTAGAGCTTGAAGATTTTAGCTTTATTGAAGGTGCAAAGCATTTGCTTTTACATGTAGAAACTGAACCAATTGATGGTTTTGAAGGATTTCTCTTTGATAAAGACAATGAAGGTTTAGGAAGACATGCTGGACAAGTAGGTAAAGTAAAAGCAAGTATGTATGCTTATGCGGATGGTGTTACTAAAGGTGGAATTAAGATTGAGAGAGATAAATCACTTATGTTATTTCTTAAAAGTCTTTGTAATAATCTAGGCATTTCTCAATGGTTTGAAAGTCAAGATGATTTACATGCTACTATTGATGATTTTATAATTGCTTTCAACAAATCTGCACCATATAAAGATATTTATTTAGACTTTTGTGTTGCTGGTAGAGAGTATATTGATAAGAATGGTTATACTAACTATAACTTGTATCTTCCAAAAGCAGATAAAGGTAAATATGCTTATGGTAATGCTAAAGATGGTAAAGTATTGACTTTTGATGAAAGTATTCACTTAAAGAAACAAGAAGTACAAGAAGTTAAGAACTTTGGAGATGATGATGATTTAACCATCCCAAAGAAAACTTCTACTGATTTCAGCTTAGACTAATTAAACTAGTCAAGAGGGGTCAGTTAATACTTCTGGCCCCTTTTTTATTTAATTATGTGTTATGATTTCAACCAAAGGACTGATATCTGATATAAAAGATGTACCGGATGAATGGATTTATGAATATTATTTAAACCTAAAAGAAAAACTTACAGGTCAAGATATAAAAATGCTTTCTGCATTTAACTCAAAGGATAAAGTTCCTTCAATGTTTGTGTATTTTGATGTGGTATCTAATAGATATAAACATAAAGATTTTTCTTCTGGTAATCAAGGTAGCTCATGGAATTTAGTTCAACAGTTGTATAACCTGACTCCAGGTGAAGCGGCTAAGAAGCTAATGAATGACTATCAAGTATATCTTAAAAACAATACAGTAGTTGAGAAGAGAGAAATAGTAATACATGACAAGTTTAAGGTTGTGGATTATGAGATGAGGCACTGGAATAGTTTAGATAAAGATTATTGGACAGGTTTTAAGATAGGATCTACTATGCTTGATAGATATAATGTTGTTCCTTTAGATTTCTTTACAATGGAGAAAACAGAAACAGATGGTACTATGACTTCATTTGTATTTAAGAAACCATATACATATGGTTATTTTAGAAATGATGGGAGTTTATACAAAATTTACATGCCCAGGGTACCAGATAAGAAATTTATAAAGGTTGAGAATTATATTCAAGGTATGGATCAGCTTAAGTATGAAAGTAAATATTTACTGATTACTTCTTCTCTTAAAGATCTAATGTGTTTTAATAGACTAGGTATAAATAATATTGAAGCAATTGCTCCGGACAGTGAGAATACTATGATAGGTGAAAGAGCTATGAGTGAGTTTGTAAGACATTATCAAAAGATTATTGTTCTGTTTGATAATGATGAGCCGGGGATTAAAGCAGCTGAAAGATATAAGCAAATGTATGGATTTAATTATATTGTCCTACCTATGGAAAAAGATCTTTCAGATTCAGTTAAGTTACATGGTATAGATAAAGTAAGAGATATGTTATTTCCACTATTAAAACAAGCATTATGAGTTGGTTATATGAAGGAAGACCTTTTAATGATAACATGATTCCAGATGGAGCTGTTGGATTTGTGTATGAGATGGAAGCTGTTATCAATGGAAAGTCTGTAAGATATGTAGGTAAAAAAAACTTTTACTCTGTTACAAAAAAGAAGTTTGGTAAAAAAGCTATGGCTAATGTAACAGATAAAAGGACTAAAAAGTATGAAACTGTTACTAAACCTAGCTATCAAAACTACTACAGTAGTAATGCAGTTCTTAAAGAAGCTCACAAAGCTGGTGTAAAGATTAAAAGATTTATGGTCAAGATATGTTTTTCCAAAATGGAACTTACATATTATGAAACTAAATATCAGTTTGTTAGAGAGGTTCTTGAAAAAGAAGAATTCTTAAACGGCAATATACTTGGCCGGTTTTATAAAATTAAATAGTTATGACAGAAAATGAATTGACAGGCCTTCTTCTTAAGTTGGCTGATATTGGTGTTACTGGTGTTAAAGTATTATATGATGGAGCAGGAGATTCTGGAGCCATAGAATGGATAGGTTATACAAAAGAACCTTGTGAAACTCCAGAAGATGTAAATGATAATGTGGATGATTGGGAAAATGATTGG